CAAGTCTGTAGGTTCTGTGTTCAATGCCATTGGTAAGCTACGTAGCCTTCCACCACAGCACAAGATCACACTCACTACAGAAGAGCGTGAGTTGCCTAACGGTAGTTCATTCTTCCTACCTGTAGAGGAGTTGGATAAGACACAGATGCCATTGGATAACTCTGATGAAGAAGTGTTCCGCTCTTTCCTAGAATGGATTGATTCGTACAACGAGTACATTGACAATCAGTTCATGGAGAAGCATGTACAGCAGGCAACTGAAGAAGATGCTGAGTTGGTAGACGACTTCATTGACGTAGAGATTGGTGAGTAATATGAACCATCCTGCAGAGCTAGCCGTACACAAGTTCCTTTCGGATGTACGCAATGGCGATGCAGCTATGACCGAAGCAGCGTTGGAGCGTATTGTCTCTGACGTTGCTGAGGCATTAGACAAGCAGTTCGGAGAGAGTAGTAAAGAACCTTTCCGACTTCGTATGTCTAACATTGGACGTGATTACTGCCAGCTATGGTATGATAAACACAAACCCGATGTAGCTGAGCCACTGCCTTCCACCTTCGTAATGAACATGCTAATCGGTGACATTGTAGAGGCGGCATTCAAAGGGATATTGAAGAGTGCTGGTGTAGATTTTGAAGACGGACACAATGCTTCCGCTACATTCGGTAAGCATACAGTTAAGGGAACGCATGACATTGTTATTGACGGGAAGGTTGATGACATTAAGAGTGCGTCACCGTGGTCTTACACAAACAAGTTTAAAGACTATGATACACTCGCAAAGGGTGACAGCTTCGGTTATGTTGATCAGCTTGTTGGCTACTCTACTGCTCTTGGCATTCCTGCTGGAGGTTGGTGGGTTATCAACAAAGGCAATGGTGAGTTCAAGTATGTGCCAGCAACAGGATTGCGTAGAGAGTCAGACGTTGAAGAACGTAGGAAACGAATCGCAGATAAAGCTGACGAACTTGAACACGGAAAGTTCTATCGTTGCCATTCCGACATCGCAGAAACCTTTAGAGGTAAAGAGACAGGTAATCGTATTCTAAATGTAGAATGCGGATTCTGTAGGTATAAGCAGGATTGCTGGCCTAACGCTACTATGCTACCATCAATACCAAGTAAGGCTAAAGAGCCTAAACTAATTTGGTATACAGAGGTAGTAGAGGATGGCAACGACACCTAAGCGTGGCGTAAAATGTAGAGCAGGAAATACTTGGACGGAAGCTAGGTATTTCCAATTCATAAGGGCTGCATTACGTGCGGCCTTTTCTCGTTATCCTGTACGCTTTCAAGTTAAGAAAGCTGCAGAGAAGACAGTGACAGGTAAGCGACACAAGTATGAATACAAGTGTGCTGAATGTAAGAAGTATTACCAAGGCAAGGAAGTGCATGTAGATCATGTAGTACCTTGTGGTTCCCTTAAGACGTATAAAGATTTACCTAAGTTTGTAGAGACACTATTCTGTGAGGCTGATAACTTACAAGTGCTGTGCAAAACTTGTCACCACACCAAGACACAAGCGGAGAGAAAAAAGAAATGAAGAACTTTGGCATTGACGAAGTATTGGAAGTTATTAGTAATGATGATTGTGTTATTGTCCTGCGTCCAGTTTTAGTTGACGGGAAGTGGGAAGGCGATATAACACTCAAGCTGGCGCACTTCAACACTAGAGAAGACTCTCCTCTTACAAAGAAAGAGCAAGGCCAGATGCTTAGTATAGGTGCAATGGTTGCATCAGCACTACCTGTTATGAACATGGATGACCATGTATACGAACAGCTTGCAGACTACATGATGGAAGCTATGCCCGACATACTTGACGACTACTTAGAAGCAGAAGCAGAAGAGGAAGAAGCAACACACGTAACTAAAGAGGGTAATGTGTACAAGCTTAACTTCAACACTAAGACAGAAGGTAATGCGTAATGTGGAAAGACGAAGAAGATAAAGTAGTTGACGAGATGGTGCATGTTGAGTATGACAGTGTGAATCATCCAGAACATTACAACCAAGGTCAGATAGAAACCATTGACTATATTGTAGATGTTCTGGGTGAGTATGATTCAATCCACTACTGTCACGGTAACGTACTAAAGTATCTTGGCTCACGCTTATGGAACAAGAACGATCCCGTAGAGGATGCCAAGAAAGCACGTTGGTATCTGGACAAGATGATTGAGTTGATGACTAAAACAAAAGGGCAGAATTGGTAATGCAAGCACCAAAAGTAAAATTCCATGCACGTAAGGATAAGATGGAGCAGCTAATCTCCTTCACATACAACATGGTTAGAGCTGTCAAAATGGCTCCTGACGATGAGTTAAGTAAGGAGCAGTACCTTGAGTTGCATGAACTAGAAGACACGCTCAGCAAGCTCTATAAGCAGGTGAAAGATGCTAGATAAAGTAGAGGTAGACATCACTGCACTAATGGAGGTGGATACAGAAAATGTTCCACCTTCTTTACGTACAGAGGATGAATTAATAAATCAAGTAGAAGACGTAGTTGCTTCTGCTCTATACGATCTCCTGCCAGAAGGAGCAGTCGTGGAGTTGGTTGTAACAGTTGGAGGTTTGGAATGACAGGTGTAGAAGTAGACTTCTCACGTGACGAAGAGTTGGGTGGACAGGCACGTACACTCCTAAAAGATTACTACATGAATGAAGATGAGCACAGCCCACAGCTAGCCTTTGCACGTGCAGCAATGGCGTATAGTGGTGGTGACTTGGCGTTTGCTCAACGCATCTATGAGTATGCAAGCAAGCGTTGGTTTATGTTCTCCTCTCCCATCCTAAGTAATGCACCTAAGAGTAGGATTGAGAATGGTGAGGTTGTGTACGAAGAGAAGATTAAGGGGTTGCCTATTAGCTGCTTCCTAACATACGTACCTGACACACTGGATGGATTGATCGGACATAATGCAGAGGTTGCGTGGTTGTCTGTTAAGGGTGGTGGCGTTGGTGGTCACTGGTCAGATGTACGTGGCACAAGTGATAAGAGTCCCGGACCTATCCCATTTATGAAAGTGGTAGATGGACAGATGACAGCCTATCGCCAAGGCAAGACACGCAAGGGTAGCTACGCTGCGTACATAGACATTAGCCATCCTGACATCATGGAGTTTATGGAGTTTAAACTTCCTACGGGTGGAGACATTAACAGACGTTGCTTCAACTTGTTCAATGCTGTGAATGTAACAGACAAGTTTATGGAAGCTGTTGTAGCTGGCGAAGCATGGAATCTGTACGACCCTCACAACGGTTCTATCCGTGCCACAGTACCAGCACGTGACATATGGGAACGTCTACTAGAAGTTAGATTCCGTACTGGATCTCCTTACATTAACTTCATTGACGAAGCCAACCGACACTTGCCAGAAGCACAGCAAGAGTTGGGATTGAAGATACATGGATCTAACTTGTGCAATGAAATACATCTGGCTACTGACGATACTCGTACTGCTGTTTGCTGTCTTTCTTCTGTCAACTTGGAGAAGTTCGATGAGTGGAAAGACACTAGCATGGTTGCTGATCTTGTCCGTTTGCTGGATAACGTGCTGGATTTCTTTATTGAGTATGCTCCTGACGACATTAGCAAAGCACGTTACAGTGCTCAGCGTGAACGCTCTATAGGCTTAGGTGCTATGGGATTCCACGGATACCTGCAGAAGAATGGTATTGGATGGGAATGGGTTACAGCTAAGATGGCGAACATGAAGATGTTCAGTACCATCAAACAGCAAGCGGAGGAAGCTACCTATGAGCTGGCTCAAGAACGGGGAGAAGCGCCAGACATGGAAGGCACTGGTAAAAGAAATGCTCATCTATTGGCTATTGCTCCTAATGCCAATAGCAGCATTATCTGTGGCTGCACAGCTTCTATCGAACCACTAAAGAGTAATGCATTCACCCACCGTACAAGGGCGGGTGCTCACTTGGTTAAGAACAAGTATCTGGAAGAGACACTAGAGAAGTATGGACAGAACACTGACAAAGTGTGGCAGTCAATCATTGCTAACGAAGGTAGTGTGCAGCATTTAGAATTCCTTAGCGATGACGATAAGGATATTTACAAGACAGCATTTGAGATTGACCAAGCGTGGGTTGTAGAACATGCTGCAGATAGACAGCCGTTCATATGTCAGGGACAGAGTGTGAACTTGTTCTTCCCTTCTGGATCACCTAAGAGTTACGTAAACTCTGTACACCTAAAAGCTTTTAAAGGCAAGCTAAAAGGGCTATACTATCTACGCACATCTTCTAATGTGCAAGCAGATAAAGTTGGCTTGGCTGTAGAGCGTGTAGCTTTGCAGGATAGTGATGAATGTCTTAGCTGTCATGGGTAGTTAATGGGTAGGTCGAAGGCTCCAAGCAGTACGAAAGAATATCAGAAGATACAAAGGCGACAGAAAAGGATACGAAGAACTCTAGAGTTGTACAGACTCTACGATAATATGTGTCAGCGTTGCGGGTATGAATCGTTTACTGTAGGGTTTTTCGACCTGCACCACGTAGTTCCTGAAGAAAAAGAAACTACAATATCCAAGATAATATTAAGTAACTGGGACAAGGTATTAGACGAAGCACAGAAGTGTTTATTGCTGTGTCCCAATTGCCATAGATTAGAACATATAGAGATGCGTGAGAACGCAGAGATGATGGAGTATATAGATGTTGAATGACTTGATTCTTGGTTGGGCTGATGATCGTGGCATCCTAGACAACGGTACAGTAGAAGGTCAGCTAACGAAGTTGCAGGAAGAGTTTGATGAACTCAAAGCTGCAATCGAAATGAATGACCGTGCAGAGATTGAAGATGCTATTGGAGATATGCAAGTAGTGCTAATCATCCTAGCTGACTTGATGGGTATGGATGCACGTGAAGCGTTGCGTGGTGCATACGATATTATCTGCCAGCGTAAAGGTAAGATGGTGGATGGTGTGTTCGTAAAAGAGGAAGCGGCATGAGCGAAACAGTAACTATTGATAGCGTAGAATACAACGTAGATGATTTGTCTGACGTATGTAAGGCTGCACTAAATGGGTATATGCATTCTAATCGTAA